TGATACCATTAGGCGTGTAACGGCAGGGAAACGAATTGATATGTTTAACCGAAGGAAAATTGAAGGATATGATACATGGGGGAATCAGGCAGTATGAGCTAAAATTCATTAAAGAAATAAACGACATTTTTATAGGGTATGACTTATTGCGGTATTGTACGAAAATACAGTTGATACCAAGCACAGAATACGAAGACTGCAATTTGTCATACGACATGAAGCTTGATCCCGGCCGATTTGAATTATCGGTGCGCATACGTCGCAATCAGTATTTGCGGTATAAAGATTTCACCATTCGCACTCGATCTCAAAATGGTCACCCATGCGAATACGACAAATTGATTGAAGGCAAAGGTCAGACGTATTTCTACGCATGGATGAGCCCAGATGAAACAGAACTTGCGGACTGGATTATTGTAGATATAAATAAAATTAGGACTCATCTACACGAGGGCGCAGATCGTACCAACCCCGATGGTACCATGTTCAAAGCGTACACAATACATTGGATTGAAAGCCATGGCGGGTTAATATCGAACAGAAATGGGATTCTACTACCATGGGAAATTTAAAAAGAACCACTATGAAACACGGATTTGTCTTTTACCGCAGTTGGCTTGAAGCCATCGAAGAACTGCCAGACGCGCTGATGTTTGAACTGCTCAAGGCCATCGTCTACTACGGCCTGAACCAAGAGGAACCAGCGGAGATCACACCGCTTGCACGGTCATACTGGAAGCTAATCAAGCCGATAATTGAAGCAAACAACAAGCGATACGAAAACGGCAAGAAAGCAAAACAGAAGCAAAACGGAAGCAAAACAGAAGCAAACGACAAGCAAGAAGGAAGCGTAAGAATTAAAGAAGTTAAGAAGTTAGGAATTAAAGAATTAACGAATGAAAGAATTGAAGAATTAAAGAATTACAGAATTGAAGAAGATGAAGCCGTCGTCGAATTATTTGCCATGCAACTAAGCACAACGAAAGAAGAAGTCATACGGCTGATGGTCTACTTCGACAATTACCTGAAGTCAATCGATAAGCAGCACCCAACCATCACCGAGTACAAGCGGCACTTCAGCAACTGGGTGCGGCATCAAGAGGTCAAGCCGCTACCCAAGAAGCAAGCGTGGGAAGACCCGATAGCCTACGAAAACGAAGTCCGCCGAAAGCTTGGTAAACCTCCAGTGCAATGAGCGATACGACCATCATAGGCATCATGATGCAAGACCGCAACGCGCTGGCGGAGGGTATTGCGTTCATTGAAAACAAGGTCGACTTCTTCGACGACTCCCTCATGCAGCAACTGTTTCAGGTGATGCAACAGCTGTACATTGAAAATAAGCCTGTCGACATTATGACGCTGGCAATAGCCTGCAAGAAGGATCAGCGATTTCCGAAGGATATGGCAATACGACTAACCGAGATCGACATGAAGGCGGCAGGCCACGCGCACCTGACTACCCACCTCGTGGATCACTGCGAGGACTGGGTGAAGCGCAAGTTGCGACAGGCGCTACTCGACGCAAACGAACATCTGAAGCAGAACGCCATGTCATCGCTGGAGATCATGCAGTTGCACACCTCGAACCTCGAAGCGCTCGACGCCATGCTCACCGGCAACCAGCTGCCAACGCTGAAACGCACCGCATCAGCCGTAATGACTAAGCTGATAGACAAACGCGAAGGCAGGGCAGAGGCAGGCATCAGCACCGGCTACTCATCCGTTGACAACGTGCTTGGCTACCTTATGCCTTCAACGCTGAACATCATAGCCGCGCGGCCTGCAATGGGCAAGACCGCGTTCAGCCTGTCGCTGGCCGTCAACATGGCTAAGGCAGGCAAACGCGTCCTGTTCCTCTCGCTGGAGATGAGCGACGAAGAGTTGGTGGTGCGCATGCTCTCGCAGCTTGCCGAAGTTCACAACACCATGATCCTCAAGACACCTGCCCGGCTGTCAGATCAGCAGGTCGATAAGCTATTCAAGACCTGCGACGAAATAGCCAAGCTGCCGATGACCGTGGTTGACGACGGTGACATGCGCATCGGTAAAATCAAAAGCTACATCCAGCGCACCAACGCCGAGGTCGTATTCGTCGACTACCTGCAGATCATAACGCCGTCAATACCTGCCCACATTGCTAACCAGAACCAGTTCTTCGAAGACCTAACCCGCGACCTTAAGATCATAGCCAAGGCACACAGGCTGCCGATGGTCGTGATGAGCCAGCTATCACGCGCCAATGAAAGCCGCGCCAACAAGCGTCCGATGCTTTCCGACCTACGCAGCAGCGGAGGCATCGAGCAGAACGCAGACACAGTTACCTTCCTCCACAGGCCGAAATACTACGACAAAGAGCTTGAGGATGACAGCACCGAAATCATAATCGCCAAGAACCGCAACGGAATGGTCGGTGAATGTAAACTGAAATTCATCGATATTTACACAACCTTCGCCGAGGTTCAATCGGTCTATCAATACCCACGCAATCAGTTCTACCAAACCGAAGACAAAGATGGCATCCCATTCTGAAGCCAATTTGCAGAAAGCCTGCTTCAAGCTATTCTGCAAACTCAAGCCGCGTGAATACGGCTTGCTCTACTTGAACCACAACAACGCCGCCAATGCGATACAGGGCGCAATCCTGAAAGGGATGGGCATGGTCGCAGGTGTGGCCGATATGACATACCTGACCAACCCGGTAACCTTCCTTGAGTTCAAGGTCGCCAAGGGCAGGCAGTCGGAGGCGCAGAAGAACTGGCAGCAGCTGGTAGAAAGCCACGGCTTCCGTTACATCATCGTAAAAACGCAGGCGGAGTTCTGCAAGGCAGTAGGCATTGAACTGATGGGCGTATGACCAAACAACAACGAGAGTTCTACTACTACGCGGAGCAGGTGACCAAGCACACCAAGATCGGATTGCGTCAGATGCAAAGCCAAGACCGCCACCGCGACATCACCGAATCGCGCCAGTGCCTGATGTACCTGCTTAAGTTCAAGATGAAGCTGACGCTGATGGAGGCGGGCGAACTGATGCGCCGCCACTACTCAACGGTGCAACATGCGCTTCAAGTCATCCAAGACATCCAGCGTTATCAGGGCAAGTACCTGTGGCTCGACAAAGTGAGCCCGTACCAAACTCACAACATTATGCCAAAAAATACTCTCTATCTTTGCGACCAATGTGGAGGCACGCACAATCATACTAACGCTTTACACCAGCGGCAAGCTGCGGCAGATAGCGCGGCAGCTGGCTACGCCTGACCTTGCGCCTGACCTTGAACATGAACTCGTCATCCGACTCTATGAAAAGCCAGCCGAAAAGATCGAAGCCATGCACACCGGAGGCTACCTCAACTTCTACATCGTGCGAATGGCTATCAACCTTTACCGAAGTCGCAACTCTAAATTTCAACGCGACTTCCGACACAATGAACTGCGTGAAGAAATCGCCGATCAGCAGCTGGAGGCAGCTGATGAGCCGTATGACGCAAGGCCTGATGCGATATTTAACCGGGCGCTCGAAGTCATGGATAGCTGGGCGAAAGCCGGTGCCTACCCATACGACAAACAGCTATTCCTCCTATGGCTCGAACTGGGCAACAAGAAACTCATCGAGCGGCACACCAAGATACCTTGGCGATCAATTTCGTACACAATCAACAACTGCAAACAACGACTAAAACATGAACTTGGATCTGATTACTATCTTGCTTTTGGCCACTATGACTTCCTTGGCGATGAACCGCTATAACGTCCTGCCAGCGTGGTACTACCGCTATGCGAAATGCAAGCCGCTGACCTGCCTGACCTGCCTCGCGTTTTGGTGGGGGGTGGTGCTGACCATCGCAGCCTCCAACCTGCACTGGATGCTTGCCATACCGGTCGGCCTATCGGCTGCCGGGTTGACGGTGCTGACCATTAAACTCTCGGAGAAATGACACTTGACGAAGCAATGCAGGTGCTTTCGGTTAAGCACAAGCTTGACGGCTACTATGCATCGCAGACGATGTCGCTATCACCGGGCGAGGTGTCGATGCTGGAGAACGTCGCCAACGCCAACGGCTACGGACGGACGAACTGGTGGTGTGGATCATGCGCCGTTTCCCGATTGCAGGAGATGATGGCAGACGCAATGGACGCACGCGCACGATTTGCGAGTTAATGATATTTATCAATATGCCACTACCTAAACCAATAGATAGCGAAAGCAAGACCGACTTCATCCAGCGATGCATGGGCGATGACAAAACTGCCAGCGAGTTCCCAAGCCAGCAGCAGCGCTACCTCGTTTGCGCGAGGCAATGGGAGGCAGACCGCAGCGCCTTTGCTGAAACATACGCGGACTACGGCGAGGGGGTGCGCAACAACGCCAAGCGCGGCATTGAGCTGAACGAGCGCAACGGCAACAAGTGCGCAACGCAGACAGGCAAGGTCAGGGCGCAGCAACTTGCCAAAGGCGAAGGCATCAGCGTTGAAACAATCAAGCGGATGCACAGCTACCTATCGCGCGCGGAAACATACTACGACAACGCAGACTCAACGAGCGACTGTGGATACATCAGCTACCTGCTTTGGGGCGGCAAGGCGGCGCTTGGCTGGAGCAGGAACAAGCTTCGAGAACTGGGCGAACTAAACGAAGATTGACATGCAGACACAACCCGACATTACAATCGAACAGGAAGCGCGCGCACTCGACTGGCAGGATCGTGGACACCTGTTGACAAACCTATCAAACGTCTTGGATTCGCTCGAAGACAGCACAGCACCCAACGCGATGCACGCCAAGGTCGCGGTCATAGAAAAGATCATTGACATCGTTACAAACATGGAGGCATGAAGAAGGTAGCCATTGGCGAGTTGAAGCCGAACCCGAACAACCCGCGCATTATCAAGGACGACAAGTTCAAGAAGCTGGTGCAGTCCATCAAAGACCTTCCCGAAATGGCCGAGGTTCGACCTATCGTGGTCAACACGGATATGGTCGTGCTGGGTGGCAATATGCGACTGAAAGCAATGCGCGAAGCTGGATGGAAGGACGTGCCGATTGAAGTGGTGGACTGGGATGAGGACAAGCAACGGCAGTTCATCATCAAGGACAACGTGAGCGGAGGGGAGTGGGATTGGGATATGCTGGCGAATGAGTGGGATGCCGATGAACTAAACGAGTGGGGTCTTGACCTTCCCGAGTTTGATAACGCCAAGGAACTGGAAGCGGAGGAGGATGACTACGATATGCCCGACATAATCACGACCGACATCGTGCTGGGCGACCTGTTCGAGATTGGCGAGCATCGTTTGCTTTGTGGGGATTCAACGGATAGCGATGCCGTTGCGAAGTTGATGGATGGGCAGAAGGCGGATGTAGCACACAATGACCCGCCTTATGGAATGAAGAAAGAAAGCGAGGGGGTGCTTAATGACAATCTAAACTATGCGGATTTACTGAACTTCAATCGCGAGTGGATAGCCTTGCAGTTTTCTCACTTGAAGGAAAACGGTAGTTGGTTTGTAGTAGGTTTTTTGCAAGATAAGTTACTACAAAAAAACGGCCTTTGCAATATCATGGAGGGCGTTTTTTGCATTTGTAGTAAGTGTAGTAAGACTTTTTTAATAAAAAG